TTACGCCGAGCACTTACGAGCCGAAGTCTTAATCAAAGGAGAGTATGCGATGGAACAAAGAACGGGCTACAAGGAGCTGCTGGAGCATATCGATCCCGCCACGCTGGACTATCAGGACTGGGTGGCGGTCGGCATGGCCATCAAACATGAGGGCGGCTCCGCCTATGAATGGGATTTATGGTCAAAGCGTGACGAGGCCCGGTATAAACCAGGAGACTGTTATCGGAAATGGGAGAGCTTCCGCGAGGAAGCAGGCGGCGTCGTCACGGGCGGTACACTGTTCAAGCTGGCCTGCGATGCCGGATGGCGTCCGGGCGGAAGCAGCGGCCAGGGAGAGGCGCTGACATGGGACGACATCATCGGCGGAAACGACAAGGAAGGCGTCGTCGTCGATGCGAACTGGATCGAGGGCAAGGAAATCCACGAGCCAAGCGATAAGGAATGGAATCCGGTCAAAGAGATCGTGACGTATCTCCAGACGCTTTTCGACTCCACGGAGAACGTCGGATATGTCACGGAGAGCTGGTTCAATAAGGACGCGAACAAATTCATGCCGACGAAGGGAAGCAGCAGCCGGACGGCCGGAGAGCTGATCGAGGCTCTCAACGCATGCAACGGAGACATCGGCAGCGTGCTCGGTGACTATAACGAGAAATGCGGCGCCTGGGTGCGTTTCAATCCTCTCGACGGGAACGGCGTCAAGAACACGAACGTCACGGATTTTCGGTACGCGCTGATCGAATCCGACAGCATGGACATCGCGAAGCAGAACGAAATCATCAGGGCGCTGGAGCTGCCGGTGGCCATCATGGTCCACAGCGGCGGAAAGAGCCTTCACGCCATCGTCCGCATCGACGCGAAAGACTATGACGAATACAGGAAGCGCGTCGATTATATGTACGCCGTCTGCGAGAAGAACGGATTGCAGATCGACAAGCAGAACAGGAATCCGTCGAGGCTGTCAAGACTTCCGGGCGTGACTCGGGACGGGCGGAAGCAGTTCATCGTAGACAAGAACATCGGCCAGAAGGACTTCGTGTCATGGCAGGAATGGATCGAGGCCGTCAACGACAATCTGCCGGATCCCGAGAGCATGGCGGACGTCTGGGACAATCTTCCGGAGCTGGCGCCTCCGCTCATCGACGGAGTCCTCCGGCAAGGTCACAAGATGCTGCTCGCCGGTCCATCGAAAGCCGGAAAGTCGTTCGCTCTGATCGAGCTTGCAATCTCTATCGCCGAGGGCGTTCCGTGGTTCGGCTGGAAATGCACGCAGGGGCGCGTCCTCTATGGAAACTTGGAACTGGATCGGTCGAGCTGCCTGCATCGTTTCCGGGACGTCTACGAGGCGAAAGGGCTGAAGCCGAATCACCTGAAGAATATCGACATTTGGAATCTGCGCGGGAAGTCGGTGCCGATGGACAAGCTGGCGCCGAAGCTGATACGAAGAGCGAAAAGCAAAGGATACATCGCCGTCATCGTCGATCCCATTTATAAAGTAATCACAGGCGACGAAAATTCCGCTGACCAGATGGCGCATTTCTGTAATCAGTTCGATCGAGTCTGCACCGAGGTCGGCTGCGCGACGATCTACTGTCATCATCACTCGAAGGGCGAGCAGGCCGGGAAGCGGTCAATGGACAGGGCGTCGGGTTCCGGCGTTTTCGCTCGGGATCCGGACGCGCTCATCGACATGATGGAGCTGCACTTGGATGAAGACGTCATCAAGGCGGAGCAGAACAAGGCCGCCTGCAAGGCTGTGGAAGCATGGCTGAAGGACAACGACATCGACGGCTGGGAGGACGATCTCGGTCCGGATGAGCGGCTGTCGGCTCACGATATGCTCGAATACGCGCAGAAGCACTGCGACGAGGACGAGTATCAGGAGCTATTGGACAAGGTCGTGGAGCCTGCCAGAGAGCGCGTGCTGTCGAGGACGGCGTGGATGCTCGACGGGACTCTCCGAGAGTTCCAGAAGTTCAAGCCTCGGACGCTGTGGTTTGATTATCCGATGCACACGATCGACGACACTGGGATCCTCGAAGACGTCATCAAAAAGATGCAGAAGGGTATGTTTGACGGAAAAAAGACTTTCAGCCGGAAGAAGGATGCAGCGCAGCGCAAAAAGGACAGGCGGAAGAGCGTCGAGAGCGCATACGAAATACTGGCCGGAATGGGAGAGCCTGTGACGCTGAAGGCGATGTCTGAATACGTCGGAAAGAACGAGCGGACGGTCAGAGGCTACATTGAGGAGCATGGCGAGTTTTCGATTTCAAAAGGCGTTGTATCTAAGAACGAGACGAAAGAAGGCGACGGGGAATGAAATTTAATGTTTTTTCATTCCCGTCAATAGACGGGGAAAATGAAAAAATACGATTTTCCCGTTTGTCAAAAATACGGGAAGGGGGAAATTTTACGATATTTTCATTTTTCACGCATTACGGGGGGAATGAAAAAAACTCGATATTTTCATTCCCGTTTGACGGGGGGAGAAATCCCCTCCTACGGAGGGGATTTTTTCCTTCCTCCCTTGCGGTCGTCACGGGAAAAAAGATGCAAAGGGGCTCTTGGTCGCCCTTTGCAGATCTTTTTCCCTTCCGTGACTAAAAAGAAATTTCCGGCAGGAAAAACAAACGAAAGTTTGAAAACGAAAGAAGGAAACAAACGTGCTTTTTTTGAGAAGAATGGAGTTTTTCCTCTCGATGAAGATCCCGGACGTCACGCATCAGGAAAAACGGATTTCGGTACGAAACGGCAAGCCGGTAGTGTACGAGGATGAGCGGCTGCGGGACGCGAGGCAGAAATTCACATCGTTCCTCGCGCTGCACGCGCCATTGGAGCCGCTGGAAGGACCTGTATTCTTGCAGACGCGCTGGCTGTATTCGCCGACGAAGCAGCATGCGAAAGGAACATACAAGACCACGAAGCCGGATACCGACAATCTCGTGAAGCTCTTCAAGGACTGCATGACGGTGACGAAGTTCTGGAAAGACGATGCTCAGGTGGCGGCAGAGTACACGACAAAGCTGTACTGGAATGTTCCCGGCATCCATGTGGTCGTCGGGACGATGGCGGAGGCGATAAGCGATGGAGGACCGGAAGAAGCCGACGAAGGCTCAGATTGATTTCCTGCGATGGCTGATCCAGGAGACGAGGACGGATCCGAAGTGGTTTGACGGAATGGAGCGGATGACGAGGCGCCAGGTGCAGGAGTCGATCGACAAGCTGAGCATCGGCGTCGACGTCAGCAAATGGGAGGGCTGAAAAGAATGGATATCGCAAAGCGGATCGCGAATCTTGGAGAGTATGACGCGAAGACTGCGCTGCTGCACATGGTCCAGGAGGCCGAGAAGGTGCTGTGGTGTGATACCTGCCCGTGCGGGTGCGACTCACCGAGCCGCGATAAGTGTATGGATTTCATTCTCGACAAGGCTCTGGAGGAGGTCAGGAGTTAGTGGCGACAAAGTACGTCCTGGAGATGGACGAGGAGCAGGCCGAAATCACGATCAAGGCGCTGGACTTCTGGATGAGGATGAAGCTCGGCCAGTGGAAGGAACTGATCGAGCTGTGTCTGTCGTTTGCAGATTATGACGTCGAGGAGTATCTGCGGCGCGGCGGGAATGCGGAAAAGCTCCTACTGAAAGCGCGGAGCGAGATCATGCCGGAGCTGTCGTCCAGCCTGTGGCACAGCCACGGCGTCTATAAGTTTCCGGACACGACGCAGGGATTCAATATCCTTCGGGCGATCCGGAGCTGCATCGCATGGCATCGTCATCCGGAGGGCGGATGGACGGTAGAGTTCGACAGGCCGATGGCGATGCACGGAGAAGCGCTGCCGGAATGCAAGGTGAAGGGAGAGAAAATGGATGAGTGATTTTCAAGAGTATTGTAAATGTCTTGATATTGACGGCTATCCGAAGGAAGAGCTGGTCACAGCGGAAGAACAGGAGAGAATCATGCGAGAACAGGAACTTGAAGAACGAGGCATATTCACGCAGGACGAGCAGGATCCATTTGTCACTGTTCCTTTGAGAGAAATGCACGTTCGGCCGCTTCCGTGCGTGCGTGCAAACGGAAAGACATGTGAGAAGACCACGTTGCGAGAATGGCTCGCGAAGCTCCATGAAGAGATGACGGAAATGGAGGAAAAGGCTTTCGGTATATGCGGCCTGGACGATTATCCGCAAAAGGAAAAGCTGTACGGCACACATATCGAGACGGAGTTTGCGCTTGAATGCGCGGACGTTGCGACAGTCCTCGCTTCCATGCAGGAGGCTTTCGGCATCGACCTGGAGGCACGTAATGAGGCCCAGCGGCGGGTGAATGCGAAAAACATAGAACGAGGACGGCTGTAAAACGAATTGGAGGGTATGACATGGCGAAAGATGTATTGCAGAAACTGGAGGACATGTACGGGAAGGCGAACGAGGCCGAGAAGGCGATCATCGACTTCCTGAAGGTGTGGATCGCCGAGGACGAGTCCGCTGCTGAGAAGGTGGGCGCCGATAAGAAGACGCCGGGCGGAGCATATAACGCGATGCGGGACTTCGCGAAGGGAAAGAGCATCCAATGCCTGCACGGAAAAGAAGCATGGGTGCAGGTCATGAAGTATTACGGCGAGGACGAGACCAGCGCGGACCAGAAGCTGGAACACGGGCTGATGTTCGCCTGCATGAGAGCCGAGATTGAGAAGTGGAAGCCATACGGTGCGGACGTCCCGAGCGTGAAATCTACGCCGGAGCCGAAGCAGGAGTCGGAGAAAAAGAAGGCCGAATTCGATATGAGTCTCGCAGATTTCGGACTTTGAGGAGGCGGCGCTATGACGAGAAAAGGAATCCCGAAATCCGCTGCCGAGTTCATGAAGCACTTCGGGAAGGACGCCTTCCGGCTGAACGCATACGAGAAGAAGTTCATCCAGGACTGCGGATTCGATAATGAGTACATGTTCATGGCTCGGCGGGAGGACAGAGAGCATCAGCGCGGCTGGTGTTCTCACTGCCGGAAGTGGCAGGTGCTCGCGAATTATTCGCCGCAGCGTCTCGGACACAAAGAGGAGGTCCGATGCCCGTCCTGCGGTACGGTCGGGACTTTACAGCACGCCTGGCGGATGAGCGGCGAGCTCTACGACGAGGCGCTTGTGTATCTTTACCGGCCCAGCGTTCTCGATCCTGCCGTGGTCACGGTCAGAGCGGTGGTCGTGCAGCGTTTTTGGGGAAAGCTGAAGAATTTGGAGCCGCTGGCCGGACTTGTGAAGAATATCCCGAAGCCAGGTGTCTTCGTGGATTCGTTCTACGTGTTCGAGCCGGGTGTCGGCGGCCGGATGCTGAAGCCTGTCAACAACAGCCGGATATACTGGGCGCATATCTGGGCGGAGGGGACACATTCAAAGAGGCCGATCTACGAGTTCGCGAAGAGGCCGTTCCGGCGCGATACGGTCTATCTGAATAATTCCTTCGGCTGGGGGAAGCGGCACTGGGTAACGGTGACGGAGGACACGAACGGCGCCTTCAAGGCTGCGGAGAATTCTCCGCTCCGGTACGGTATGGAAGAATTCGAGTCGTGCAGCGACGATCACTTCCTACAGTTCTGGCACTGGTCGGCGAGATATCCGGCAGTCGAGAAGCTGGTCAAGGTCGGGCTGGCCGATATGATCGGCGCCAAGATGAACGGCGATAAGTACGCGTCATCTGGGAACGTCATCAACTGGAAAGGGAAAACGCTTTCGTCGATTCTCCGAGGGCGGCTGACGAAAGAGGATAAGCTGTTCATGATGGATCACGGACAATTCATCAGCATGAATACGTTCGCGGTATGGCAGCTCTTTAAGGGGCGGAAGTCTCTTAAAGAGGCGGCGGACCTTGCCGGAAATTCGACCTGGAATCTCTTCACGTCGCGGTGGCGGAAAATCAATAAGTTCGTCGATGTGATCCGCGCCTGGAATTATATCCGGAAGAAGAAGGACCGGTCGCCGGATCTTTACGCCGATTATCTCGGCGAGTGCGTGAAGCTCGGGTATGACATGACGGATAAGGCGGTGCTCTTTCCCAGGGATCTCAGGACAGCGCACGCGCACACGATGGCTCAGATCAAATATCAGCAGAATCAGGATCTTGAAACGAGTTATGCGGAAAAACGCCGTCCGGTGATGAAGCAAAAGTACGAGTGGGCGGCGATGGGTTTGGTCGTCATCGTTCCGGAGCATGTGTCCGATTTGATTTCCGAGGGAGAGAAGCAGCACAACTGTGTCGGCGGATACATGGAGCGCGTGGCGCATGGACTGACGGATGTGGTCTTCATCCGGAAGGACGCAGCGCCGGAACAATCGTATATCACGATGGAGATTCACAAGGGGCGCATCGTGCAGGCGAGGACGAAGAACAACGGGCCGCTCGACAAGCTGGGCGAAAAGTTCGTCGAAGCGTTCCGGATGGAGAAGCTGGAGAAGAAGACGAAGAGGAGGAAGTCAGCATGAAAGCGATGAGCGAGTTTTCCAGTCTTAATATTGAGTCGTTTAACAGCATACTGTTCAAGGCCATCCCTGCTGATCGGCGTATCGACCTGCTGGAGCATGAAATCGGTATTGCCTATGGAATCAAAATCCAGGCGATGGAAGCAGTGGTCGATTGCCTGAACAAGGGACTGCCCTATAAGGACAAGCTGGAAGAAGTAAACAATATCAATTCAAACTGCGACAGGCTCCAGGAGATGCTTGAAGAACAGAGGAGGGCCGGATTATGACGCAGCTCGACATCGAGATCGCACGGATGAGCGACATCGAGACGAAGAGCGCACTGAAGCGGCTGATCGAGGCTTTGACTGCTCGTATATCATGCGCGTTCGACGATGAGACCTGTCCTATTCAAGCATTTTGCAACGGGAATCCTCTTCCCTGCGATTTGGCCTGGCTGCACTTTGCGAAGGGGGACAAAAATGAGCGATGAATTGAAGTGCTGTCCGTTTTGTGGCGGAAAAGCGCAGCGGGTTGAAGATTTGATAAGGCGATATCGTGAATTTCCGTTTTATGTTCAATGTGCGGATTGTGGAGCGAAGACTAATCGTTATGTGGAAATGAAGGGCGCGGTTGAAGCGTGGAACAGGAGAGCAGAACAATGAGCGAAGAATTGAAGCCTTGCCCGTTCTGCGGGGAAGCTGCTGAGCTTGAGATAAGAAAAACTGTCACTACACATATAGAGTACGAGAATTATCGAGCCGGATGCCATAATTGCGGAATAATGACAGAGTGGTTGGCACTGGCCGAAGGGAAAGCAAATGTAATATTGACATGGAACAGGAGGGCTGACGATGGAAGAACTTAAACCTTGCCCGTTCTGCGGCGGGGAAGCCATAACATGCAAAATCGAACAAGATTCGTTTTTGCTTGGCAGGAACATATTTTTTTATGCGGCTCAATGCGATTCATGTAACGTGAAAACTCCATTGTGTAAGACTGAGGAGCAGGCTATCGAAATATGGAACAGGAGGATAGAACAATGAGTGAGAAGAAGATGGCAAACATTACGGCGGAGGCGAACGAGGGGCGGCTCTCGACGCTGGCAGCGGAGATCAATACGATAAAACGGCAGACGCAGCGCATCATGCTTGGTGCGTCCGTCGAAATCGGCAGGCGTCTCGTTGAGGCGAAGGGCGCTGTCGGTCATGGGAACTGGGGCGCCTGGCTGGAGGCTAACGTGGACTACTCGGAGCGCACGGCTCAGAATCTCATCCGGATCTTCCAGGAATACGGCGAAGGGCAGCAGTCCCTTTTCGGTCCCGAAAATCCGCAATCGCTTGCGGATTTGGATTTGACGTACACGCAGGCGGTGGCGCTCCTCGGCATCAAGAATCCGGACGAGCGCATGGAGTTCATCGAGACGCACGACGTCCAGAATATGACGAGCCGCGAGCTGGCCGACGCCATAAAGGAACGCGATGCAGCGTACAAGGCGATGGACGAGGAGAAGGAGAAGCGGCAGAAGGCGGAGAAGGAACGGGACGCTGCGAAGAAGGAAAAGGATCGAATCGAGGAAAAAGAGAACGAGCTGCTGGAGCGGCTCGAAAAATGGCAGGATAAGTCGGACAAGCTGGAAGACGAGCTGAAGAAAGCGAAAGAGGAGATGAAGAATCCGCCGAAGGATGAAGGGATGCTCCAGGAACTGGAAGGTCTCCGGGCGAAGGTGAAGGAGCTGGAGAAGCAGCAGCCGTCCGATGATTCCGGAGCGAAGGCGGCGTTCGCAGCGCATTTCGAGCTCGCGAAGATGGCCGTGAATGGAATGATGAATGCCATCGGGAATATCGAGGACATGAAAGAGAATTACAGGAACGCGGCTGTGAAGATGCTGGAGGCCATGATCGAATCAATCAAAGGATAACGGAGGGCGGAGCGGTGCAGAGACGGACAGGCACGGAGTATGTGAAGAAAATTGATTTCGTGTTTTATCACGAGCACGAGATCCGCGAGGCAGTCAGGGACGCCAGGGCCGGAAGCAAGCCGCAGGGCGGATTTCGCGGGAAGAATCATATCAGCAATCCGACGGAAGCGCAGGCGATCAGGAATGTTTCCCCGCTTCGGCGCGTGAAGGTTTGCGGGGAATATCTGGCATGGCCGGAACGCTGGCTGGAAGTCGTCGATGCTGTCTATCTATGGTGCGATGAGACTCACAGAAACGTAGCACGCGATCGGTATTCCAAGAAAGATTATCGGCGCACATGTATGAGACTATGCATTTCAAGGACGCAGTATTACAGGATGCTGAATAACGTCCGGAGGCGTGCAGCTCTGTGCGCCGTCCAGCTTGGCGTCGTAAAGGTTTGCTGAAAAATTTTCCGTTTTTCTTATTCCGGGAATAACAACCGAAAATAGGTGGTATAATGGCTATGGTGGGCGGAGTCGGGATAGCCGCAAACTCACCAGCATACTCTCCAAGAGGGGCGTCGCGATGCGGCGCCTTTTCACGTCCTGCATGATTTTATGCAGGGGGTATGGGAGGCGTATGCCTGTAGGTTCTTCTGGCCAGGGGGTAAGAGCCGCGCCGTCCGCGGCCCCGAAATTTCCTTAGACATTACAAAAAATATGTCCTTAACAGGCGTAATGACAGGGTTTAGGGGGCTTTTCTTCCGATTATAACGGCCTTAAATCCCGCGTTAATCGTGATTAAATCTTGGAGAGAGAGTATTCTTGGAGGAGGTAGCGGTGAAGATCACGGAGGTGCCGGTCAATCAGATCACAGTGACGCAGAGGGCGCTCGCTGACGCCTTCGGTGTGACGCCTGCCCGGATCAATCAGCTCGTGAAGAGCGGCGTC